CATCAGGTTACTAAGTGCAACATGATGGAAATTAATCCTGATAACTATAAATTTGATGAAGAGTTATGAAGTATAGTGTAGTAGTAACATTTAGTATCGAAGGATTTCATTGTTGGCCCGATGCTAAAGATGTTTTTCCAGAAGTAGCATTCTTATCAGATAGACATCGACATATGTTTCATTTTAAATGTTATGCATCGGTATCACACACCGATCGCGATGAAGAATTTATTTTGTTGAATCGTAAAATTCAAAAAGGATTACGTGTAGGATTTACAAGTCCTATAACAAATGTTTTGGAATTTGATAGGATGAGTTGTGAAGATATTGGAGAATGGTTACTAGAATCATTTCCATCGTTATACAAAGTAGAAGTCTGGGAAGACGGAGAAAATGGAGCAATAATAGAAAGATGAGGAATTTATTTTACTTTTCATTAGAACCACTTAAGGCTCGCTATACTTATCAGTTAAGTAAAGAATGGATGCCAGCAACATTTGCACCTTATGAGAAAATTGGTGCAATTAAGTTTGTTGATGTAGAAGGAGAGTTTGATCCCGATCAACAAATCAAAGTAGGAGCTGTATTAGATGCAGTTGGTAGAGGTAAATTTGCTATGAGTCAATGTAGCACGTTCTTGGATATGTTGAATGCAGATCAAGTTAAAGATGGTGATATTATATTTTTACAAGATTATTGGCACCCAGGAATTGAATCTATATTGTATGCATTAGATTTATATGGCATATCAGTTAAGATATATGCAATGCTACATGCACAAAGTGTAGATGAATATGACTTTACTTGGCCAATGCGTACTTGGATGCGAGGATTTGAATTAGGTTTAGATAAACGCATGACAGGAATCTTTGTTGGATCCACTATTCATCGAGACCAACTAAGAGCTGCGGGATTTGAAGCACCTATACATGTAGTTTCATTGCCTTTGCATAAACAATTAACTTTAGCTAAATATCCTGCATATAATTCTGCAAACCCACGTGAAAATAAAATTGTATATTCTAGTCGATTTGACAAAGAAAAGAATCCATTTTTCATGATGAAAGTAGCAGAACAGTTTTTATTAGATAATCCGGATTATGTTTGGCACGTGACAACATCAGGTAAAACATTTAAGTCAATGGTACCCGGTGTCATAGATGCAATGGAAGAACTATCAAAACGACAACCTCGTTTTAAATTGCTTAGCAATCTAACAAAAGAAGAATATTATCATGAATTGGCTACAGCACGAATTCAATTTAATAGTTCATTGCAAGATTATGTATCATGGACAGTATTAGAATCTACTTGTTTTGGTTGTGATGTAGTATTTCCAAATTTTAGATCATTTCCAGAATTTATTCCGGCAAATAGAATGTATACTCCATTTTCAGTAACAGATGCAGTTCATGTATTAGATCGAGTATGCAACAATGATTATAATCGATACTATGATTTTGCAGACATAGCAGATTTAGGCCGAAGAACCGAAGCATTCATTATCGTATCAGATTATGAACAAGAATTAAATGTTTGGCATGAAGCAGACTTTTGTAATCATTTAATAAACGATTACGTTAATAAATTTATCACAGAAAAAACAATAAAGGAACTAAATGGATAAAAAATTTATATACTATCCGTCACTCTCAGCAGGGTCAATGGTATCAGCATTCAAAAAGGATGCAAAATTCGAAGATGGTACTACGATGAGATTCTTCTCAAAGGACTATCCAGAACAATGGCGTCATCCATATTTTTTGATAACGGCAGGTCATCATTACAAGAAAATGGATTTTCGTCAGCAGATCGGATTAGATGACGATGTGTTAGTGTTTGGCGATTCAGGAGGATTCCAGATTGCTACAGGTGCATTAAAATGGGATAGCACAATACGAGAAAAGATTTTCCATTGGTTAGAAGCTAATAGCGATGTAGCAGCAAACTTAGATATTCCACCTCGTGTTACTTTTGAGAACCGTTTTCAGGATTCAATGGATATTTCATTTGATAACTTTAAATGGTTTGAGAAACATCAATCAGGTAAAACTAAGTTTTTAAATGTTATTCAAGGAACATACAATGAAGAGTATAATACTTGGTATCATAAATTCAAAGACTTTGATTTTAATGGATGGTGTATTGGTGGTCCTAAACGATTAGTAGATTTTATGTATGTTATTGCACTTATGTTGCAAGAGCGTGAATTTGAAAAGGCTCATGTACAATATGTGCACTTACTAGGAATATCAAAGATATCTGATTTCTTTATTCTATCTACGCTGCAAAAATTGCTTAATGACTTAACAAAAGGTCGTGTGCAATTATCCACAGATTCTTCTTCACCAGGACAATATCCGGTATATGGTACATATTTGCATTCAGGTAATTACAAAACACAAACATTCACTGAATTGTATTTTCCTAAGAATGCTGAATATCGCAGAAAGACACATATCAAGCAAGGTAAAGATTCTGTAGATATTGATAAGACAAAACATGTTCCTTGTAGTATGGATTGTCCGGCTTGTAAAGATTTCACATATGAATATTTAGGAGGTGAAACTGCAGATGGATTAGATCGTTATTCACAAGAAGGTATGCCACGTATGGTTGTGCATAATACACATCTATATGTTAATATTGCTAAAGATATTGACAAAATGGTTGATTCTCACGTAGAATTATTAGAAACAGCTATTCCGGTAGATTTATTCAATGTAATATTATCATTACATGATATGTTTGCAGATCCGGATAATGCAATGCATGTATATTCAAAATATAAAAAGACATATAAAAAGTTCGGAGGAGATTCTATTTCTACTACCGATGCAAATAAGTTCGCAGAATTTTTTAAATTTTAAAAGGTAAATAATGGAAAAAAGTAAGTTACAATCATTTATTAATCGTTATTACTTAGCAGGTAATTGCGAAGCGGTTACATTAAAAGAAAATGCAACCGGAGTAGGGTGCGAATTAATTGATCAGGATCAGACAATTGTAGGTAAATTGCAATGGAAAACAAGTCAGTTCATGAAAGGATCATTAGGAATCAATCATACAGGTGCATTAACTAAAATGTTAAGCGCAGTAGGTGAAAATATAGATATTCAAGTGCAAGAATCAGGTGGTAAAAATTATGCAATGAAAATTACCGAAGGATCCACTAAATTAACATTCATGTTAGCTGATACGACGGTTATTCCAGCAGTACCGACTATTAATGCAGAACCAGATTATGCAGTAAGTATCGATGTTAATGACGATTTTACTACAAAGTTTATTAAAGCAAAAAATGCATTACCGGATGCAAAAAACTTTGCGGTACAAGTTAAAGGTGGTAAAATTGTTTTTGTAATTAACTATACCACAATTAATGCAGATAACATTTCATTTGAAATTGGATCTACTACAGTAGCAGATATGGAACCTATTTGTTTCTCAGCAGATAAATTGAAAGAAGTATTGATTGCTAATAAAGGAGATCAAGGAACATTGCATGTATCTCCAGATGGATTAGCAAGAATTGATTTTGTTGGACCTGATTTCGAATCATCTTATTGGTTAGTACAATTACAGAACTAAAATATGCAAGTAAAATTTAAGAAATTACATAAAAAGTCAGTTATCCCTAGCTATGCAACAGCTGGGGATGCTGGTTTAGATATGGTTGCTGTAGACTTACTAGATACAGTAGAACAAGTAGTATACATGACCGGTATAGCAGTAGAAATACCAGAAGGACATGTTGGGTTATTATTTCCAAGATCATCTATCAGAAAGTATCAGTTATCACTTTCTAATTCAGTGGGGGTTATTGATAGTGGATACCGAGGAGAAATTCAATTCACATTCAACAAAACAGCTGGATCTGCTTCTTACAAATATAAAATTGGAGAAAGAATTGGACAATTGGTAATAATTCCTTATCCTATAATAGAAGTAGAAGAGGTAACTGAATTATCTGACTCGGAACGAGGAACCGGAGGATTTGGATCAACAGGTAAATAAATTAATATGTTTGGAACGCAAGAAAATACATTATGGGTCGAAGCATTTCGTCCTGACACATTAGACGGTTATATAGGAAATGAACACATTATCGAAAAAGTTAGGATTTTTATTTCTAATGGTGACGTTCCCCATTTGCTATTTTATGGCACAGCTGGGACTGGTAAGACAACGTTGGCAAAAATCATTGCAGGATCTGTTGATGCAGATGTTATGTATATTAATGCCTCAGATGAAAACTCGGTTGATGCAGTCCGAGACAAGATCAAGAGGTATGCGTCGACTGTAGGATTCCGCAGATGGAAAATCATCATATTAGATGAGGCTGATTATTTAACTCCAAATGCTCAAGCAGCATTACGTAATTTAATGGAGACATACAGCAAAACAACGAGATTCATTTTAACATGTAATTATGTTGAAAAGATTATAGATCCAATACAATCACGTTGTCAGACATTTGCTATAACTCCTCCAAGCAAAACCGATGTAGCAAAACGATTAGTTTCGGTTTTAGAAGAAAAAGGAGTTGCATATGATATTAAAGATGTGGCATCTATTATAAATGCATCATATCCAGATATTAGAAGAGCAATTAATGCAGCACAGGCATCAGTAGTTAATGGTAAATTGCAATTAGATAAAGCAAGTGCAATTCAAGCAAACTATATGACTGAAATACTCGAAGTATTACGCGATCCAAAAAACAAACAAGCGGCATTCACAAAGATACGACAAATTATTGCGGATAGTAAAGTTAAAGATTTTACTCCACTATACACATTCTTATATGATAATTTAGATGAATATGCTACGGGTCATATAGGCGCAGTAATATTGATTATCGCAGAAACGCAATATAAAGATGCTAGTGTAGTTGATAAAGAAATCAATGTCATGGCAATGTTTATAAATTTATTAGGAGAATTATGAGTAAATTAAATGTTAATATTGGTCCAAATGATATGCAACCAATTACATGCTCAGAATGCGGCGGAATGTATTTCCGTCAGGTAATGGCAATCAACAAAGTATCAAAATTCTTAACAGGAGCAGATAAAGACACAATGGTACCGGTACCTGTTTTTAGATGCGATGATTGTGGAGCAATTCCGGAAGAATTTCAACCAATTAAAATGAAAAAGTAATGTCTAGCCCATATCACAAAGAAAATGTTACGATAGTCTTTAAAACATCTAATCGAAGCAACGCAAAAACTAAAATGAAAACGTTTCGCAATAAAACGATTGATGATATATTAGAAAAGAAACTTCCTGGGGTTCCTGACACAGCAGTGATATTGGAAATTGGTATGGGCAGTCGTTTTGAAGAACAATTAAAAACTAAATACAAACTATGAGCGAGAAAAAAGGAGCAACAATATTCAATTTCATTGATGGAATAACACATAAGAAAAAAGAATGGAAAACATGGTCAGATCCTGATCAAAAACTATTTAGTCCATATATTACTAACCGTTGGTTGAGTATGAGACAAGAACTATGTGGTATTGTTAATGAATTACAAACATATACAATCGGATTGTTGCGTCCTCAAGAAACATATCGCTTGTATCATGATATCTTACCGGGATCTAAAGGTTTTGCAAAATACATTAAAGGCAAAAAGGAAGATAAGTATTCAAATAAATTAATCACACAGATTTCAGAACATTTTCTAGTTAGTAAAACTGAGGCATCTGATTACGTGGAAATAATGACACAATCAGAATGTAGTTCAATATTGCAACTATATGGCTACACTGAAGCTGAAATAAAAACTATGATTAAAGGAGTTACAAAATGATATTAGATGATATTTATATATGTAGAGTGGAAGCTACACTGTAAAACATTATTAAAACCTTATGCTGAGTAGAGTACTTCCGCCTCGAAAGGCATAAGGTTACTTACTATTATGGATTATCAAAAAATATACAATAGTTTAATTGAACGAGGTAAAAATAGAATTTTAGTTGGATATACTGAAATACATCATATTATTCCTAGATGTATGGGAGGAACAAAAAATCTAGAAAATTTAGTTAAACTTACTGCAAGAGAACATTACATCGCACATAAGTTATTATGTGAAATATATCCAAAACATCATGGCATTGTTAAAGCATTTTGGATGATGTTAAATAAAGTTCAAAGTAAAAGCCAATCACGTAATTATATTGTTAGTAGCCACGAATACCAACGAATAAAAGAAATAAATTCTAGAATACAGTCACAGCAACAAAAACAATATATTAAAAATAATGGGTCACCCATGGTTGGCAGTTTTTGGATAACCAATGACATTGAAAATAAAAAAGTTTATAATGAAAACGATATTCCAAAAGGCTGGCGAAAAGGTCGACGCTACCATGGGAAATCGTCTGCTGAAAAGTGCAAAGAATATATTTGGATAAAAAATGGAATAATATCAAAAAAACATCATATTTCAGAACCTATACCACATGGATGGATTCGTGGTAGATATAATACCCCAGAAGATAATCCTAAATTTGGAAAAGTTACTTCAATTGAAACTAGAAAAAAACAACGAAACGCAAAATTAGGATTATATGATGGTAAGAAAAATCCAATGTATGGAAAAAATCATAAATTAGAAACAATTGAAAAAATAAAATATACAAAAAAATATGGAAAATAATATTAATACTCAAACACATTATCAAGGACCGTATTCGTTATATAAGTTTGCTGAGGATTTTAAACTCAATGCATATGAATTTGATATTATTAAACGAATTGTTAGATGTCGCCATAAAGGTAATTGGTTAGAAGATTTACAGAAAACAAAAGATACAATTGATCTTTATATAAAAGAACAGTCACAAAAATTTGGTAAATAATATGAAACATTTCCTAATTGATATAGATGGAACTATATGTGATGATATAAAAAATGAAGAATCGCATTTATATATAACAGCTAATCCATTATATGGTTCTATTGAACAAATTAACAAATGGTATGATGAAGGCCATACCATTACTTTCTTCACCGCACGTGAAGAAAAAGATAGAGGTATAACAATCTATTGGTTAGATACTAACAAAGTTAAATACCACGGTCTTATTATGAATAAACCTAGATGTATCAACGACGATGATGAGTACGTTTGGATCGATAATAGACCAGTTAGGGGCATTACTTACAAAGGTATTTGGGGTAATTTAAAAGAAGTTGTAAAAAAGATTTTAACATTTGGCGATTAGAATTTATTTTCATATAATAATAAAAAATAAAAAATAAATGAAAAAATTATTTGTATTGGCAGCATCTGTGCTAGCATTAACATCATGCACTGAAAATTATTCAAACGGAGAACGTATTGGTATGATAACCAAATTCTCAGAAAAAGGATTAATTTATAATTCATGGGAAGGAACGCTTAACACCACTCAAACCGGAATGAATTCTGCACAACCCTTTGAGTTCTCTGTCGACAATGATGTAAATGATCCTAAAACGATCGCTACCTTAGATTCAGCAGCAACTAACGGTTGGAAAGTTAAAATCAAATATCACGAAACATTTGGTAAAAATTGGTTTGCTAATCGAGGAGAAACCAATTACTTTGTGAAAGAAGTAGTTGTTTTAGATAAAGACCCAATTGGTAACATGTTCGGAGATACCGATAAACCCACCGGCCGTGTTATTGACACAATTTATGTTGTTATTGATAAGTCCCAAATGAAATAAGTTATACGGAGTGCTAGCAGAAATGTTAGCACTTTTTTACTGTTTACTATTTCTTAACTTTACCATCTTTACTATATTTTGTATAATTTAATGGAACTAATGCTTTCCCTGGTTCTGGACGATATATTCTATAATAAATTTCTGGGGCATGTAAAAATTGAGTAAGATCTATAGATGACTTTGTTGTTCCAGCTTTGCCACTACCAGTAGTACCTTCGCCACCCGGTAAAATATTATAAAAATCTGGAGCCAGATCCCATAAATCATATACTGATATAAAAGATGTGCCATTTTCTTCACCGCACCCAAATTTAAAAGTACCCATATTACCAAAAATATTCCAGTACTGATCATCACTAAATACATTTAAACCAGATTTACTTCCCCACCACGTTATCAGCCGATTCCTAACAGTTTCAGAATTTCCACCAGGAAATTTTCCACCTTCTTTCGTTAATAAAATTAAGTTATATAATGTATCAAATTGTTTTGTATTTAAAGTAGGAATTTTAGCTGGACGAATATAGATAGTAGTTTTGCCATCTTTTCCTTTTTGCGGTTTATGATCAGATTTAACCCAATATCCATTAGATAGTCCGTTAACTGCATCTAATCCCAATGCCATGGCTTTTAATTCCATTCTAGAATTATAATATTGTTGCAATCGTTTTCCTTGTTCAACCTCTTTAGGATTTTTAGATTTTAAGTGTGTTTCTATATCTTTTAATACTTTTAAATCTTGCGAAGATTGTTTTCCTTGTTCAATATCACTAATTATATTAAATATCTTAGTTGCATCAGTATAACCAAAAGATGGAGCTGCTTTATATAGTTTCTGTCGATATGAAGTTTCTTCTTGTGTTGGTTTATTTAGAGGCAAATTATTTTTTTTATTGTATTTAATTCTACGATTAACAATTTCAGCAAATTTATTATAGATGTTAATACCTCTATATTCAGCATCTAATAAAGAAGACGCAATACCCTTCGATCCTATAGGATTGTATATTATTAAATCAAAAATCTTAGCAGCTAACTTTTTTATAGTAGATTGCTGTTGTAATTTTTTAACTGTTCCGGATTTTGGAGCAGAATATGTTTGTTCCAATAGTTTTTTTAATCGTATCATCATAAATAAATATCATATTATTTGTTTTATATCATTATTTTTCATATATTATAGTATGAAACTAAAGAAAAACTACGTATTTTATCTACTGGTAGGAAACATTCTGATGATACGAAGAAAAAAATGAAAAAACCTAAACGTATAATACAATGTCCATATTGTAATAAACAAGGGGGCGAACCTCAAATGTATCAATGGCATTTTAACAATTGTAAGTATGCAAAAACAAAATAATTATATTAATCCCATCTATCAGTTATCACTGCGAGATGCAACAACGGTACCGCGCAAGATATCATATTCACAATGGTCCATGTTTGAGCGATGTCCGCGTCAATGGAAATTATCATATATTGATAACTTAGCGCCATTCACATCAAGCATAGAAACATGTTTTGGTACAGCATTTCACGAAACTCTGCAACACTATTTAACGGTTATATACACGGACTCAGTTAAACGAGCTGATGACATGAATCTTCGCGACATCTTAACTAACAAGCTACGGGAAGAATATAAACGATGTGTTGAAGAAAGCGGCGGAGTGCATTTTTCAAATCCATTACAATTAGCAGAATACTTAGAAGATGGTGCTGCTATATTAGATTGGTTGAAGAAACGTCGCAAACAGTATTTCTCCACAAAGAATTGGGAGTTAGTAGGAATTGAAGTAGAATTATGCACACAAGCATCTACAACCAATCCATCGGTGTTTTGGTATGGATTCATTGATGTTGTGTTAAAACATACCCCAACCAATAAAATATATATATTAGATATTAAGACAAGCAGAGGAGGTTGGAATAAGCATCAGAAAGCAGATTCGGTTAAAGCTGCACAGTTAGTAGCATATAAAAATTATTTTTCAGAACAGTTTGGAGTTCCTCGTGAAAATATAGATGTAGAGTTTTTCATAGTAAAAAGAAAGCTTATAGAAGAATCCATGTTTCCGCAAAAACGTATTCAGCAATTCAAACCTGCTGCCGGCACAGTAACACAACGCAAAGTGCAAAAATCAATTGATGCATTTGTTGATACATGTTTTGATTCTGAAGGTAATAAGAATGCAGAACGAGAATATGTTGCTGTATCAGGTAAGGGCGATAAAAACTGCAAATATTGTCCTTTTAAAACAGATTATGCAAATTGCCCAAAAGAAGGTAGGATTCGTCAATAAAAATATTTATAATAGAATATGATTAAGCATAAACACAAACATATTTACGTGTATACTTACGAAATGTCTAAAAGAAAACCATATGTTGGTTGGGAGAAATGTGAATATGCATTATGCACAGATCATGATGGTCCTAATAGCAAAGAGAATCGACAAATATTAGAATCGATGCTTCGCATTGTTTGTGGATTCCTACCAAAAGGTGTTAAATTCTCACATGAAAGATAAAATGACAAAAGTCGCAGTTATAGGTAATACGGGTTGGCAGAACAAACGCAAAGTGCAGGAAACTTTGCAAATGCTAAAAAGAAAATTTCCAGATGGATTAACAGTAATAGGTGCTGGAGGCAATGAAGGTGCTAATTTCTTTGTTAGAAAATTTGCATTGGAATTTGATATGACATATCAGGAATTCAATCCATCATTTTCAGGTTATAATTTATACTCAGCAATGCCAGAATCGTATTATGGTAAAAAGTATCATTTTAGTCAACTTCATCATCGCATGAAACTTATTGCTCAGAATTGTGATTACATGATGATTATGACCAATGAGATACAATTGGATCCAGTATTGCAAACAGCTTGGACGAGCACAAAAAAATTAAACAAACCGGTTGTAATACTGGGTTGATATATTTATAATAAAGTTACATTAAAAAAGAAAGTTACGGAATGGAATTACCAAAGTTACAAAAGATTGATCCGAACAAACCAGCAAAAAAGAAAATTTTATTGTTAGCAGATGATTTTCGTTTACCATCTGGTATTGGAACAATTAGTAAAGAAATCATTTTTCAAACAGTTAAGCATTATGATTGGGTGCAACTAGGAGGAGCACTACAACATCCAGATGCCGGTAAAGCATTTGACTTATCTGCTGAAGTAGCACAAGAAACAGGAGTAGCTGATGCTTCAGTTAAACTAATTCCATGGAACGGCTATGGAGATCGCAACATTCTATTTGCTTTGTTAAATCAAGAACAACCCGATGCAATTTTCCATTTTACGGATCCTCGTTATTGGACTTGGCTTTATGCAATCGAACACGAAATCAAAACAACATTTGGTATTCCATTAGTTTATTATTCTATTTGGGATGATTTGCCTTATC